CATACGATAAAATTTTACCATTAAAATGTTTCTTGTATAGTTTGTAAAATTCCGGAAAAAAATCTTTAGATTTAGTAAAATTAATAATCTCTTTTTCTTCTTTTTCGAAAACACCTTTACCTGTATATTTTTTTAAATAAAAGTTTACATTACCACCACCAATTTTACCTCCGGCAGCAGTTGCTCCTTTAATTTCTCCTTGCCAACTTGCTTCGCCTGATGTGGCTCGAAATTGAATTTCTCTATCGCCAACAGTCATATATAAATCTATTGAGTTGAAGAATGGCGGCAATGCACCTCTTTCAGAAACAGAACTAACACGAAAACCTCCATAAGTATAATCTTTAGTTTGTTTCACACTCAAAGCATTATATTCTTCAATGTGTGCAGTTGATCCAACTTTTTTTAAAGATACACCAATTAACTTTTTAGCTCGTGCCAAATCGTAAATATCTTTATTTAAAGCTGCCCAAGATTCACTATTAATTTTAGGAACAGTTTTTAATGTAGTCATCCAAATATCACCAGGATTCCATTTATCATCAGAAAATGATCCAGGGGCTTGTGGATTATCAGATTTTTTATCCCTATCATAAACAATTTTTTTACCACTATAAACTTCGTTCATAAACTTCGAACCTCTGTGGAAGTAAACTGGTGAACCGATCATCTTATAATTCTTATACAATATATTAGCAGACTTTACATATGATTGCACCCATTCAGGAGGAGAACGTTCGATAATTGCATCTAAATTTTCAGTTAAATCACAATATGACATTGCTTTTTGCAACAAATCTAATTGTAGGTCTTCCCACACAATAGGTCTCTTTAATACATTATATACCAGTGAACATACTAATGCTTGTCCACATTCTACAATAGCTGTAACATCTGCACCTGCACCAGAACCACCGCCACCAAAGTCAGCATCTTTTTTAATTTCTTTTAATGAAATTTTACGTGTATCGACAAATAAAGTTAGTGTCTTTTCGTCCCATTTAGTACCCTTAACTTTTTGGCCGTTATTAAGTGTAAACTCTTTCGCATCTGCAATTTTTTTCTTGATGATTAGACTGCGAGGCAATCCTTTGTAGGGTCCCTTACTAGCATCTTTCTTCAAATCTGCGGGTGTCATTTAAATCTCCAATCTATTAGGAGTATTTATACTAACACGGCTACCGAATTATGTCAATATCTTTTCCGCTAGTCCAAAC